CGGTGGTGTCCCACACGTGGTCCGGGCCGCCCTGGGTGAGCTCGGGGTTGCCGGTGAGCATCACCCACTCGATGTGGGTGCGGGCGGTGTTGAAGCGGGGGCGGAAGGCAATGTCGGGTCCGCCGATCACGCCGGAGAGGTTTGACAGGGCCTCGCCGACGCGGTGCAAGTCGGCGCCGAGGTAGGTGCGAGTGTTCGACCCGGCGACGTCGCTTTCGAGCACGACGGGCACGGACCCGTTTGTCCACGCCTGCGCCTGCGAGACGAGGCGCTTGGCGATGGTGCGGAGGCTGAGGGGGCCGAGCTCGGTGGTGACGTCGAGGGGGGTGCCGCCGCCGGTGAGCGCGGGGAGCACGTAGCGGTGGTCCCAGTAGGAGCGGAGCCCGGCGCCGGTCAGGGTGAGGGTGCCGGTGTCGTTGTCCCACGAGTCGGCCCAGATCGGTCCGGCCTGAATGATCTCGCCGTCGACCTCGTAGGCGAGGAAGCTCTTCCCGGGAGCGATCGTGCCGATGAAGTCGGCAACCACACCTGTTTCCACGTCCAAGAGAGGGAGCCTGAGCGCCCCGCTGACGGCCCCGGCGCCGTTTAGTGTGCAGGATGCCGACCCAGAGGACGCGGGGAGGTTGCGGAACCGAATCAGCCCCGTCTTGAGGTCTCCGGCGAGAAGGGTAGGCACGGGTTCATCCTCTCAGAGCGCGGGGACGAGCTCGGTGCCGTTCCAGACCAAGACGGCCGACGCGGCGACCAGGGCGGTGCCGTCGTACACAAGGACCTCGCCGGGAACAAGGCCGGTCCCGTCGTAGACGGACCCCCCGGAGAGCATGTCGGCCTGCGCGGTCGTCGACCAGACGGAGGTGGTGCTCGCGGCGGTAGTGACGGCGTTCCTCGCGGCGACGCGGAAGTAGTACCGCTCTCCCTGGTCGAGGCCTTCGAACGTGCACGATCGGGGGCTTGCGGCGACGTCCAGGGTCTGCTCGATGACAGAGAAGTCGGCCGTCTTGGAAGCCTGCACCCGGTAGCCGGTGATAGCTGACTCGCCGTCCGTCGTGGGCGCGGACCAGGCGACCGTGCACTCGCCCGCCGGGAGCGGAGTAGCGCTCGGGGAGAGGGGCGCCGAGGGCGCCTGGACATACTCGATAAGGCCAGCGAGGCCGCCGGTCCAGGTGAAGCCGCCCGCGGCCTTCGTGGTCACGCCCGAGGAGCCGCGGCCGAAGTAGAACGACCCGTTTGCTTCGACCTCGACGCGGGCCGTTGTGGCGCCGGTGAACAGCCTGCTCAGGGTGCGCCACCCCGTCGACTGGGCGGAGCCCGCGGATGCCACGGTGAAAGGGGAGCTCAGCGTGCCGCCGACCCTGATCGTTGCGGTACGGGATGCCCCGTAGCCGGAGATGTAGGCCAGGGCGCGGGTGACCAGGATGGGCCGCTGACCGTTCGCGGTCTGGCGGCCGTTCGGGATGCTGACGCCGTCCGAGTAGACCTCGTTCGGGTCGAGGTTGTACGACCCGGTGTTGGTAGCGGAGGACCCCGCGCTGAACGCTTGCTGTGCCACGGTGCCTCCTAGGGGGCGGGCGTGTACTTGATGACCACGTCACCGACCGACAGCGGCGACGGGTTCGGGTCGCCGTCCTCGATGACGTAGATGCGCTGGCCGCGAATCTTCCCGACGTCGAGGTTCGTCGGGTCGGTGATCTGCGCCGCCGTGTGCGTGTGCGTCGCCGGGGTGAACGTGGTCGGCTTGTCCGGGATGCTCGCCCAGGTGACGGCGAGCGAGGTCTGCGCGGCCTTGTTCGAGATGGCGGTGCCGGTGCTCGTGTTCGCGGCGCCCGCGGGAACCAGCTTGCGGCCGAGCTCGAGCGCGCCGGTCGGGATGCTCGGCGCGACCGGAGAGGCGGACGGGGAGCCGACCGCGACCTCGATGCGGGCCTTGCCGCTGTCGGCGAGCTCGGGGTCCGGCTGGTAGATGTAGATGATGTCGATGCGGGGGTTCGTCACGTTGGCCGCGTCGGTGGTCACCGTCACGTCGGTGTCGGTGCCGACGAGGTAGGCGCCCTGGCCCGTGCGGGTGGTGACCGCGTACCCGGCCTTCACGACGTACTCCATCGCCGACGCGCTGGGGAGCACGTCCAGCGGGGTGCCCGCGACCGAGGGAATGATGCCGGGAACGGGGGCGCCCGGCGTCGACTGCCTGAACAGCGCGCCGAGGACCTTTCGCATACCGGCCGCCGTGGTGCGGTCCGCGGGGGTGCTCGTGTTGATCGCGAGCCCCGTGGGGATGTTGACGAATCCCATCGTTACCACCATGCCTTCGAAACGGTCGCCGTGAGGAGCGCGTTTGCGTCCGCCACGCCGAGGGGGTTGAACACGTACAGCCGGGTCTGTCCCGGGAGCAGTGAGGGCCACTGAGACTCAGTGAGGTTCGCAGTGACGTCCTGCCCGCCGGAGGTGGCCCGGCCCCCAGCGTAGGGCGACAGGGTCACCACGGTACCGGCGCCGACCGCGGCCTCGTAGCGGAGCACAGCGTCGTCCGACAGAATCTCGAAGCCGTCGCCGTCGATGCCGCCGCGGACCTCGAACACCGGCCACGTCTCGGCGGTGCCGTCGTTCGTGACGTAGAAGATGCCGGTCGGCGAGAACGTGCCGAAGTCGAGATACCCTCCGGCGAACAGGGGGAACGTGAGGCCGTCAGCGGCGGACCCGGACGGCTCCGAGAGGATGACCTCCGGGTCGCTGTACTTCCGAGGGTCGGGCGCGACGACCGGCACCTGGAAGCGGGCGCGGCCGGGCGCGAAGGGGACCACGATAGGGGCGCCGTCGAGCCACACCCGGCACCGCTTCCGCCCGGTCTCGTCCGTCACGTACAAGGTGTCGGAGTCGCCGTTCGGCAGGAGCGCGGCGAGCGCCTGCCACACCTCCGTGATGGCCGACTCCATGCCCTGCGCGGTGGCGACGCCCTCGATCGTCATGCGCCGCGGGGAGCGGTAGGAGCGGATGGGCGAGAACGCACCGTCCGCGAGCGGGATGTCGACGACCTCGGTGCGGACGCCGGGCGAGGAGTACCAGCCGCCGAGGTTGGTCAGCTTCAGCCGGGTCGCGCCCGACGCCTGCGAGTCGAACGTGAGACCCCCGAGCTCGACGATCATGCCGCCTCGCCTCCTCCCATGACGACGAACCGGACCCGCTCGCCGACCTTCTCGGTGAGCTCCTGCACGAGGCCGTCGTTGAGGACGTGCCCCTCGACGACGATGGTGACGTTCACGTCGCCGCGCGGCTCGTCGCCGAAGTCGACCGACCCGTCCAGGGGCGCCACGACGGCGCCCTGCGGGAGCTTCAGGACCTCGGGGCCGCGCTCGCCGACGAGGGCGAGGCCGGGCGCGAGGGCGCGGCCGCCCTCGGCGAGCATCGGAATCTGCGGCAGGTTCACGCCGAACGTCTGGCCGCCCAGGAAGGGCACCCAGTCGGGGATGGTGATGCTGACCGCGTTGATCGCGTCGACGACTCCGTTGACCAGGCTGATGATGCCGTTGACGGCGCCGCGGACGACCGAGACGGCCGACACGAAGGCGTCCTCGATGAAGCCGCCGATCGCGCCGAACACGGACCCGAACACGTCGCCGACCGTGCGGACGATCGTCATGACTCGGTCGAAGTTCGACTGGAAGGACTCCACGAGCCAGGCGATGAAGTCGCCGATGCCGCCGACGACGGCGCCGATCACGTCGGCCATCTGCTCGAAGGTGGCGCCGACCCCTTCGCCGGTGACCCCGGCGTCGGCGAGCAGGTCGCCCAGCCAGCCGATGACGAAGGAGACCGCGTCGGCGACGAGGCCGAGGACCCAGGCGACGACGTCGAGGGCGGGCACCAGGAGGTCCAGGAGCGGGGAGACGAGCGCGAGGATGGGCTCGAGCATCCCGACCATCAGGGAGATGAGGGGCGGGAGGACCGTGGCGATGAGCTCGCCCGCGACCTCGACGAGCGGCAGGAGCGCGGTGACCAGTCCGAGGACCGGTTCGATCAGCGGCATGACCGCGTCGAGGACCCCCATGAGGGCGTCCATGATCACGGGCAGGACCGGCGCGAGCGACTCGAGGACCGTGATGAGGGCGCCGCCGATGACGCCCGCGACTTCCATGACGACCGGCAGGACGAGCTCGAGCGCGGAGGCGACGTGGTCGAACAGGCCAGCGATGACCGGCAGGACTGACGCGAGCACGCCGGACAACACCTCGGTCAGTTGCCCCATCAGGCTCGTGATGACCGGGAGCGCCGACGAGAGCGCTCCGGCGAGCACCCCGCCGATGGTGGCGAACATCTCGCCGATGGCGGGCAGGACGGGCTCGAGGGCCTTCAGCATGGTGCCGAGGGGCGACAGGGCAGAGAGGACCTGCATGGCGGGCCCGGCGAGCTCGGCGAGCGTGCCGCCGAGGTTCTCGATGAACGGGGCGGCGGACTCCATAGCGGACTGGATGACCGGCGCGAGGTCGGCCATCGCGTCGGCGAGGAACATCATCCCGTCCGAGGCGAGGCCGAACACCGCGGTCCCGACCGGCTCGAAGGCGGTCAGGGCGGCGTTCTTGAACAGCTGGAAGGCCTCGGGGAAGTCCATCGTGCGCGCGGCCGCGTCGCCGAGGGCGCCCTCCATCGTGCCAAGCTGTGCCACGAGCTCGTCGATCTCGAAGCGGCCCTCGCGGATAGCGGCCGCCATGTCGGGCCCGGCCCGGGACCCGAATATCTCGATCGCCTTAGCGGTGCCCTCCGAGGCCGACTCCATGCCCTGAATGCTCTCGACGGCCGCGCGGAACGCGCCGGGGATGTCGTCCGTGGTTCGGGCGAGGTTGCTGACGCCGATCTTGAGGCCCGCCATGACGGTGTCGACGTTGACACCCTCCTTCTCCCACTTGCCGAGCATGGCGATGCCCTCTTCGAGGGAGATGCCGAGGTTCCGGAGCGGGGCGCCGAACTGGACCACTTTGGTCGAGAGGGCGTCGACGCCGATGCCGGTTGCCTGGCTCGCGGCGAACAGGGTGTCCATGACGGCGGCCTGGTCCTCGACGGCCACGCCCCAGTCGCCGAACACGCGGGTTGTCTGCGCAATGGTGCTCTGCACGTCTCCGCCGGTAACGCGGGCGAGGTCGAGCATCCGCTTGGTCATGTCCTCGAGCGGGGCGCCGGTCAGGCCCAGCCGGGTGTTGAGCTCGCCAATAGCGACGCCGATGTCGGAGAAGGCGGCGGGGGTGGTGAGGCCCACCTGCTGGGCCGAGGCCTCCAGGCTGGCCAGGGCGTCACCGGATGCGCCGGTCGCGGTGATGATCGTGTCGGTGACCTCGTCGAAGATGGAGCCGACCTTGTAGAGGGCGGCCGCGCTGGTGACGACGGCGCCGATGGCGACGGCGGTCGCGGCGAAAGCGCCCTTCATCACGGCGGCCGCGGCGGCGCTCCGGGTCTCCGCGTCCTTGACCGCGCGGCCCGCCTGGTCGAAGGCGTTGACCATGCCGCGGGCGTCGCCGTCAAGCTTGGCGAGGACGGACAGCACCTCGGTCGACATCGGTCACCTCCTACGGATTACTGGCCGCCTCGGGGATGACCGGGGCGGGCCCTGCTTCTTCTTGTTCTCCTCCGGCTCGACGACCCGGAAGATGGCCGCCCACTCCATGAACTCGGAGAGGAGGAGGGGGCGGAGGGTGGCGGTCCCCTTCAGGAGCTCGTCCACCGTCCGCCCCGTCCTCTCAGCGATCAGGAAGAGGACTCGCCGGTCTGCGTCGAGGAGGAGCCTTTTCCCGCGGCCTCGACCCCCTGGGCCACGTCGGCGTCAGCCTCGAGGCCGGACAGCGCGAGCGCCGCCTTGGTGACGAGGTCGATCGCGGCGGGCGACTTCGCGCCGAGGAGGCCGATGTCGTCCGGCGCGAACACCTGCTCGCGGGTCTCCGGGTCGAGCGAGCACGCCTGCACGATGCCTGCGTAGTAGGTCGGCAGGTCGAGCGTGCCGTCCTCCTTGCGGGCCTGCATGAGCAGGGTGTTTCGCTGGTTGACGGTCATGCCTCGGACGAGGAGGTCGACGCCCCACTGGGGGACGCTGACCACCTGCTCGCCGATGTCCTGAGCGTTGAGGACCTTGTCGCGGATGCTCATGGGTGGTGAGCCTTTCTACTCGGTGGGTGGGTTACGCGGCGAACACGGAGCGGGTCGTCGCGCCGGTGCGCTGGAGGTTCAGCGACGCCTGCACGAGGTCGCCGATGGAGGCCGACACCTCGTAGGAGGTGATCAGGACCTCGCTCTCGTAGCGGACCTTCCCGTCCGCGTTGCCCTCCGGGCCGAACACGAAGGTCAGCGAGTCGAGGGTGCCGTCGTTGAGGGCGTCCCACGCGTCGTTGAGCATCGCGTCCTGAGCCGCGGTGAACAGGCCCGAGACCGAGAAGGTGCCGTCGCTCATGCCCGCGACGTACTGCTTGTCCTGGATGCCGTAGTGCGACGCGTCGGCCATGTCGGTCGACCGGGACTGCGTCGTGTCGCGGCCGATGTCGGTGAGCGAGGTGAGGACCCCGATGGCGATGTATGCCCGCTTGCCGTGGACAGCCATTGGTGCTCCTTACTTCCGGTTGAGGGCGGCGACCACCACGACCTCGCCGGAGGTCCCGGCCAGGGTGACGAGCGCTCGCGTGTAGCGGTTGATGTTGCCCTCGACCGAGACGTGCTCGGCGGCGAGGTCTCCACCCGGCACCACGACGAACTGGTGCAGGTCGACCCAGACCGACCCGTTGGTCGAGTGCTGGATGGTCACGGTGACGTCGCCGTCGTGCGTGTTGGCGACGAGGTGCATGACGGCGCGGCCGCCGCGGGTGGTGCCGGAGCCGTTGTCGTGCGAGGCGCCAGCGGTGGTCTCGGTAACCGGCGTCAGGGTCGACAGGCAGATGCCGGACCGGAGGCCGCCGTCGCACTGGGTGGCGCCCGAGATGGACACGATGTCGGCGATGGGCGCGGTGGCCTCGAAGGACGACACGCGGGTCCGGCCGAACTGCACGGCGGAGCCGACGCGGATGCCGCCGAAGCAGACGGTGACGGGCTCGGCGGAGTCCTGCGCGGCGGCCGCCTCGAGGATGTCGGCGACCTGGTCCGTGCCGCCCGCGTACAGGCCGCCGTAGGAGATGGTGGCGTCGCTCATGCCGACCACGTACTCCTTGTCGTTCGTCCCGAAGTGGGACGCGTCGGCGGGCTCGGTGGTGCGACTCGGCGCGATCTCGCGCAGGTACTCGGTGAGGTTGTAGCGGCCGAGGAGGACGCCGGTGGACTTGCCGTGGATGGCGGTCACGGGGCCACCTCATTCCCGCTTGCCTCATCCGAGGTAGCGGCCGTGTGCGCCTCGCTGGCGCCCTCGTTGTCGGCGGGCGGCTCTTCGGCCGCCGGAGGGGCCGCGGGGGCCGTGTCGGCGGCCTCGATGACGCCCAGCGTCAGAAGGTCGGGCACGCTGGCGGCCGGGATGTCGTCGACGACGTCGCCGACGTTCGCGCGCCGGTTCCCGGGCGGGTAGTTGATGCCGACGAGCACGCGGTACCGCGGCTCCGTGGCCTTCTCGCTCTTGGGCATGGTGCTCCTCTCCGCGGAGACCCTAGGACGGCCCCGCCTCGTCCGAGGAGGACGACACTCCGTCGCCCCCCGCCAGTACGTCGCCGCAGTCGCGGCACACGGTCTCGCTGAATGTCTGCACGACCCGCTGGTGTCGGCAGGCCCCGTCAGCCGGTGGCGCCTGGAGGGAACCGGCCGCCTGCTCGAGCACGCGCCGGGCGACGTGCAGTTGAGCGATGGCGGAGTCGATCGCGAGCAGGGCGTCGTCCATCGTCATGTCGGTTCCGCTCACCAGGTGACCTCCGCGTTGACGGCGAACAGGGCCCGCCGGTTCTCGTCCCACCCGAGGGGGCGGGGCAGGCCGATGGGGATGATGGTGCCGACCGTGACCGGGCCCTGTTCGACGCCGTCGACGACGACCGAGGGCAGGGTCAGCGGGCCGGACTGGGTGGCGGTAGCCAGGGTCTCCCAGACGGCGTCGGCTCGACGCTCGGCGCCCAGGAAGTCGTCCTTCCCGCCGCGCACCATCACCTGCACGCGCGGCTGTTGCTCGGCCGACCCGTAGGTGAGTATCGCGTTGCCGTCGTACCGGCTGACTGCAAGCTGGGCGGCGGGCACGTCCTCGCCGTCGACGAGGCCACCGACGAAGATGTCCGCCGCGAGCGTCCCGTGCCCCTCCGCGGCGAGCAGGGTCGCGATGGTCGCGGTCACCGAGGCCGTCACCGGACGACCCCCTTCAGCCGCTCCTTCAGCATGGCGCGGAGCTCGGGGATGCCCTCACGCACCGGGTCCTCGAGGTACTTTGCCTGACCGGCCGGGTCCGAGTTCGGGTTCGCCGGGTCGGGGTGGTTCAGGCTGAGGTCCTCGTGCTGGCGGAGGGCGTACTTCGACGCGGCGCCACCGTAGCCGAGCTCGACGGTGACCTTCTTCCCGTCGACCTTCGGAGGGCGGACCACGCCGGACGCGCGGAGCACGCCCTCGGCGTGCGGGGTGATGCGCTGGGACTCACGGAACATCAGCAGGCTCGACTCGCGGAGCGTGCTGGTGAGCACGGGCACAGCCGACGAGCCGCCGCGGGTGAGCGCGTCGGTCAGCATCCGGGCACCGAGGAGCTTGACGGCGATCTTCATGGCTAGAAGTAGACCACGGTCTGGTAGGGCCCGGCGGAGTCGTAGGTGGTCTCGACCGCGACGATGGGCGGCGTCGACCCGTCCGGCAGGGTCAGGAGCGACGACTCGGTGATGGCGGGGTACGCGTCGTCGAGCAGGCACCGGCCGGACGAGGGCACCTCCTGGCCGCGTGCGTTGACGACGACCCTCTGCTTCCGCTCGACGTGGCACCGGTAGCTGACCGCCGTGCCGTGGGTCTGCTTGCCGTCGAGGCCGCGGCCGCTCAGCGGCTTGACGGTCACCTGCGACTCGAGGAGCTCAAGCAGTTCCTGGTCGATCATGTCGTCGTGGGGCTCTCGAACTGGCGCAGGCGGAACACGCGCTCGGGCGAGGTGCCGCCGGTGCGGCCCATGCTGGAGGCGAGGACGCCGGACCCGCGCTGGCGGAGGCGGGCGGCGAGGTCGCGAAAGCGTCGGCCGCGGTCGGCGAAGGTGCGCGCGAGCGACGAGTTGCCGACCGTCTTGGAGGTCGTCATCGCGGCCGAGTCGAAGCGGTCGGCCATCGCCGACGCCACCTCGGCGGCGAGGGTGTACGGGTCGACCGGCGAACCGTAGAGCGCGGCGAGCTCAGCCTCGAGCGCCTCGATCTCCTCGTCGCTGATCGACTGCGGCGACTCGACGGTGTCGGTCGCGAGGAAGCGGACCCGGTCGCGGGTGGTCGCCCACTCGCCGCCGGACGGCCCGTCGTAGGTCCACGTCATGGCTTCATCCCTTCACGCAGGAGGCCCCCGCCACTCCCCCGGTACGGGGAGCGCGGGGGCCTCCGGCTGGCTGGCTGTCGACTACGCGACGACGGTCTCGGCGTAGACGCCCAGGAGGGGCGCCACGACCTTGTTGTCGAAGGCGATGTCCGACTCGACGCGGTCGGCGCGCAGGTGCTCCATGCGGAACTGGCGCGTGCCGATCGTCTCGCCGAGGCCGTCCGAGACGCCCGTCCACGAGAAGATGTAGCCCGCCGAGGGGACCTCGATGCCGGGCGCGTCGGCCGCGTGGACCAGGAGCGCCGACTTCGCCCAGATGAACTCCGGGGTGACCGTGCCGCCGCGCTTGCCCGTGTTGACCAGGGCCCGCGACACGACCACGCGCTCGAGCTCGAACAGGTCCGCGAGGACCTCCTCGGTGACGCGGGCGCCCGCGGTCGTGTACTTGTAGCGGTCGATGATCTCCGGGTGGTTCTTCAGCGCGGTCCACACCTCGTAGCCGAGGGCGAGGACGTTCGGCATCAGGCCGGTCGCGGCGATGATGTCCGACTTCCACGCCTCGACCGTGTCGATGGGCGAAGCGTCCGGGTCGTTGAGCTGCAGGAACTGGCCTGCGCCGGGCGTCGCCGAGACGCCCGCGTAGTCCGTGCCCCAGACACCGGTCTTGAGGAAGTCGGCGGCGAACTGGCGCTCCTCGCGGATGCGCATCTTGTTCGTCAGCCAGCGCGCCGCGCTGTTGAACGGCGTGCCGGGGACGTCCCGGTAGTTCGCCTGCATCTGGTCGCCCACGTCGCGGTGGAGCGAGTAGACGGCGCAGTTGAACCGGTCGTCGCCGATCTCGTAGCCGTCCCCAGCCGACTCGGTGGCGTCCGCGCGACGCTCGGCGGTGTCGCGGTTCAGCTCCGTCTCGTCGAACTTGTAGTAGAGGCCCGACTGGGTCTCCACGGGGACGATGGGGAAGACCTTGTCCGCGATGAATCCGCGAGCGTCCTGGAAGGCCGCGACGGAGACGTTCGAGAGGACCGGGTCGATGGGAACCTTGCTCGACATGGGTTCTTGCCTCCTATCAGGCAGTCAGGGCGATGTTGGTCGCCGGGGTCACGAGGACGGCGATGAGGTCGCCGTCTGCACCGGCGGCCTCGTGCGCGATGGCCGCCACGTAGGCGGTCGCCGCGGCGCCGGGGGTCAGGGCCACGCCCGAGCCGTCCGCGGTCGTGCCGACCAGGGCGTTCAGGGCGATGGCGGCGGATGCCTCGAGGAGCGCGATGCCCGAGTAGCAGATGCGGGCCGTCTCGCCCGCCTCCACCGCCTCGGTCACGATGCCGATCGGGCGGTCCGTCGTGGCCGAGCAGGCGATGACCGCTCGGTTGGCGTCGAACTTGACGAAGCGGTGGGCCGGGATGGCCGCGCCCGCGGGGTACGACAGGGTCTGCTGGTTCCACTCAGCCGCGGGTGCCATCAGTTACCCTCCTCTCGCATCTTCGCCACCAGGTCGGGGTGGCTGTCGAACACGGCCACGCGGGCCTTCTGGATGGTGTCGTGCTGGCCCGAGGCGACGAGCTCCTTCGCGAGCTCCTCGACGCGGTCCTTCGCGGTCGACGTGGTGCCCGTGCCGCCGAGCTCCTTGAGGAGCGGGGCGCCGTCGAGCTGGGCGTTCGACGCGGTCAGGAGGCCGGTGAGCGCCTTGTGGAGCTCGGGGTCCTGCGCCTCGACGCGGCGGATGGCCTTCACGACCTCGTCCGCGAGACCCAGGTTCGGGAACTCGCGGGCGGCCTTGGCGATGGCCTCCTGGTCCAGGCGGGCGTCGCGCTCCTTCGAGAGCTCGTCGCGGGTCTTGGCGAGCTCGGCGCGCTGGGCGTCGAGGGCCTTCCGAATCTCCTCCGGCACGGCCTTGAGGAGGTCGCCGCCCTCGGGGGCCGAGGCCGCCATCGGGTCGGCGCCGTCCGCGGGCTGTGCGCCCTCGGCGGTCGGCGTGCTGTCGTCCTGCGACTCGCCGTAGGTGCGGAGGCTCTGCCACGCCTCCGCCAGGCTGTCGAGAATCGGCTGGAGCTTGCTGTCGATGGCCTTCGCCACCGCCTCCGCCACGAGCTCGGCGTCCGCCGCGACCGTGGACTTGGCGGCGGGCGAGACCGTCTTGGTCTGTCCCGTCATCTTCGTGTCCTTCCCCACCGCGAGCAGTGCGGTGGCTTTGTGGGGGTCGGCGGACTTCATCACCAGGAAGCCCTCGTGCAGGTGCGCGGGGTGATCGACTCCGGACGTCTCCACGACGTCGATATCGGTCATCTTCTTGGACATGACTAGCCTCCCGAGCCGTAACCGTAGGCGGGTCAGTCGTCGTCCTCAGAGGGCGACACGCCGTCGCCCTCCGGCGGGTCCTCGTCGGACCGTGCCGCGGAGCCACCGATCGAGTAGCCGGTGATCTTCCCCTCCTTCACGAGCTCCCACGCCCAGGGCTCCCAGATGACGCCCATGAGGACCGTGCCCGCCGGGTAGGAGTGCGCGGCGACGACGCCGTTGACGTCGATGACCGGGAGCTCGATGGCGAACGGGAGGGCCATGATCTCGACCCACCGGCCTGCGGGAATCTCCGGCGAGTGCTGGAGGTGGATGGTCCGGTAGCCGGAGTCGACGTACCGCCAGAGGGCGTCCTGGAGTTCGTCGGCGTCGGTCCACTCGCCGTGCGCGTCGACCTCGTCGGGGATGTACCAGGGGCCGAGGGTGAACCGCTTCTCGGCGGCGACGACGCTCTTGACGAGGGGGATGAACCGGGACCGGCGGTAGGTCGGCCAGTCGGCGAGGGTGTCGCCGTAGCGGTCCTTCTCCCAGGCCTCGTACTCCTCCCGGTTGAGCTCGGCGAACGTGAGGGTGTGGCGGGCGGCGCCGAGGGCGACGGTGATCTCGCGGACAATCATCGGCTCCGTCTCGGGCAGTTCGACGGCGGGCACCTCCTGGCCGGGCTCGAGGTAGGCGAGGGTGATGTGCGGCTGGAAGGTGGGGAACCGCTCGGGGACGGGGATGCCCGCGTCCTCGAGGGCGGCCTTCAGACGGTCGCGGAACTCCTCGAGGCCGACCAGCTTGGGCTCGGCCCACCACACGCGGGTGCCGTCCTCCTGCTCGAACGTGCCGGTGCCGTCGATGACGCCGTAGAGGGCGGGGGTGACCGACACGACCTCGGAGACCACGCCGATGAGGGTCCGGTACTGGTCGAGGCTGAGGTCGTCCGCATCGCCGAGGAACAGGACGGTCATGTGGAGGTCCTCCACCCCGCCCTCGACCTCGAGCTCCTCCGCCTGCCACTGGCCGAGGAACCAGCCGACCATGACGCCCGTCGACGGGGCGAGGTAGAGCGCGGTGTCGCCGTCGTCCTCGGTGACCGTCACGAGGTCGACGAGGTCCCAGCCCTCCTTGAGGGCGTGCGCCATCGCCTGCAGGAAGCCAGCGCGGAGCTCCTCCGCCTCCTCGGCCGCGACCTCGAGGGCCTCGGCGAGCCCTTCCAGGTCGTAGCTCTCGAGCTTCGCGGCGTACCGCTGGGCCTTGGTCAGGGTCATGGTCTGCTTCTTCACCGGATGCTCCAATCAGCGGGGATGCCGAGGACGTCGGCACGGAGCCGAGCGTGCTCGGCGGGGGTCTGGCGGCCCAGGGCGGTGTCCCGGGCCGAGTCGAACAGGCGGGACGCGTCCGGGTAGGACACGTCGGGGAACAGGTAGCGGCCGTCGCGGAGCTCGCGCCCGCGAGCCTTCCACATAGGGTCGCCGACGCTTCGGGCCTCCGCGGCGGCGGTGGCGTAGTCCGGCCGGTCGCCGTTGCGGCCGGTGCCCTCCCGGACGCCGACCGAGGGCGGGAGGAGGGTGGCGGTGCACCGGCAGTTGACGTGCAGGGGCGGCATGACGACGCCGGTCGAGAACTCCTGGTCCCAGCGGACCACCTCGCCGTGCGCGGGGTCGCAGTCCGGGCACGGGTTCCCGCCGGTAATCCACTCCTTCACGGAGTCGACCGGGTCGATGCCGGACGCGATCGACGCGGCCCACCCCTCGAACCGGCCGGTGTTCGCCGACGTCATGATCTCGGTGCGGGCGATGGCTTCAGCGCGCGCGCGGAGCAGGGCGACGGCCTGCCGGTCGGCGGCGCGGTCGGCGGCGATGCGGGCCGCGCTCTCGCTCTGGCCGTCTCGGATGAGGCGTTCGTAGGTGCGGCGCCAGGTGTTGTCCACAGCCTGTGCAGAACGGCTGTGGAGGGAGACGATGCGGGCGAGGCG